TCCGCAGCCATCTTCCGTTCGATATCGGCCATCGGATTCGTGAACCTCTCAGCGCCTTTGGCGAGAAAGTCGAAGAACTTGAACGGCGCACGGTCGAACTGGTCGATCATGTATTCAGGCGTGGACATGTGCTCGCTGTCCTTGGCCTCTCCGATGTGAATTCGGCCATCGTCAGGCGATTTTTCAGGGTCGGCCGCAGCCGCACCAGGCTTCACCACCTCAAATCCCGGCGGTGCTCCTGATGCAGTCTTGACAACCTCGAAACCGGCCGGAACATCAGCCATTAGTCACCTTTGTATTTGACGATGGTTCCGTCCGGCAGCTTGTAAAACTGTCCCTTGACATGCGTATCGTTGGGATCGTAGGGAATCGGCGCATCCGCACTAGAACCGGGCAGCGCGGATTTGCTGAGCATCTCCGAATAACTCTCCGAAGCCGTCTTTCGGTCGCCCGTGATGTGCTTGTTAACGTCTGCGACCGTCCACGGTACAGCCTTGTCAAGCTTCGCGACCGTTTCCTCGGCCTCCTGCTTCTGACGCGGCGTTGCCCCGGGCCAAACCTGGAAACCCTTGTTTGCCACTTGAAGAGCCTGCTTTGCGAGTGCCAGATAGTTCGCAGCCACAATGGGCGGATCGCCCTCCTTCGGCCGCATGGCTTGCAAGTCCTTGACGATGTGCGCCGAAGCACCGCCAGCAGAGCCAGAGGTCGCCAGAACGCCGAGTTCGACTTCTAGGCCTGATGCCTCCTGCTGGAAAGCACGATTCGCCGCCGGAGTCATCTTTCGCGCAGTCAGGCCCCCGAGCGCATCAGCGCCACTCTTGTTGTATCGAGCAGCGATGTCTCCGAACGTTCCCACACCAGTACCCGCCGGAAGGCTAGCCATGTTAGTGATATGGGCCTCGGCAGCGGTCATACCTTCGAACTGGCGGCCTGCAAGACGTTGGTTGATCGCTCCACCCGAAGCGCCGACGCCGCTATTCGGGTCCGCCTTGGCGGCAAAGAGAGCGCCTTCCTTGGTGTTCTTCTCTTGGATCGTCTTCTCAGTGTTGATCTTTTCCTTATCCAGAGCAGCCGCAGCCGCATCGCGTTGCGCCTCCGCATTCGCCCGAATCTGATCCGTCTTCGCCTTCATCTGCTCGCTGATGATCTTGGCCCGGTCAAGCGCACTGATCGAGATATCCTCGAACCGCTTATCCATGCCTGGCGTGAACTGCTGGAACGGCAGGTCTTCACCGTAAGCTTGTTTGTAAGCCGAGCGACGTGCGTCCAGATCGGCCTGCGAAGAGACGCCCGATAGAAACGATGCCTGCCGCGCGAACTTCTTTTCCTTGTTCGCGATGTCCTCAGAGACAGCCTTTTGACCAGCCTCCAGAGCTTTGGACTCCTGCTCTGCAGCTTTCGAGAAGATACCGATTTGCTTGTCCGCGTCCGCAAAGTCTCCCGAAGCGATAGAGGCGGAAATGGTGGACGCGATCCGATCATGCCAAGACGCATTCGGATTCTGTTGCTGCTGCTGTTGCATCGCGGCCATGAACTGATCCGCCCGCTGCGCCGTCTTCTGAGCCTGCGCGTTTTCGAGCTGAATTCCCTGCGTCAGAGCCTGCGCCTGTGCAAGCTTCTGCGCCGCCATGGCGCGCTCGCTAGCTTGTGCGTAATAGTCCGGAAACTGGATAGTGTCGGGCACGGTTTAACCTCCAAATAGACCGCCGAGGCCGCTCAGAAAACTGCCGCCACCACTAGAACTGCCGCCACCAAAAAGGCTACCAATGATCCCCGCACCGCCACTGAATAGGCTATTGAGCCCACCCTGATTATTCGATGCACTGTTGGTCTGAGACGCATAGGTCTGGTTCGGGTTGATCCACGCGCCAGCGAGGTTCGCCAGCATCGTTTCCTGGTTGTTCAGATACTGTGACGTATACGCGTCGGCCGTGTTGCTGATCGTGCCAGCCATGGTACCGCCTCCGATCAGGCCCTGAGAAGCGAGCTGATGCTGAACTGCGTTCGTGGCCTGCCCGAGTCCTGCCTGAAAACCCTTGTCACTGGTAACGCTGGACGGGTTGGAAATGAGGCTTGCCAGTTGCGCGGCGTAGGCGGGCCGATACGCGTTGAACGCATTGGCATTGTTCAGCGTCGAGCTGTTCTGATTGTTCTGGAGCAGCCCCGTAATGCCGCTCAGGAGCGATCCCCAATCGGCTGTGGAGCCAATTCCGCCGCCCGACGAGTCACCCGACGCGAAGGACGCGCCAGAGTAGTTATCGCCGAAGGTTCCAGTGACAGTATCGAGAGCGCTCATGATTAGCCCATTCCATTCAAGAGCATAGCAGAGTAGTTCGGCGATGCGAGAGTTACCGGCTCGTTGGTATTGGAGGTTTTCACCGAACCTGGGCCGAAGTTAAACAGGCTGGTGAAATAGTCCGGCGAGTCGCCGAACGAGTTTCCTCCACCGCCGCCGCCAGAAAATCCACCAGTCGATGCAGCCGCCGCCGGAGTCGATGAATTCCCGCCTAGGCCGAATAGCCCGCCCAGTCCATTGAAGAGACCGCCCATGTCGCTCAGATCCATCGATCCGCCGCTTTCCGAACTGTTCGCGGTATCTCCTGAGAACTTGTCGTACAACTGGAGCAGCGCTGAGGTTTCTGCCGAAGTCTTACCTTCGGTCGCCTGGGTTCCGTCCAGTTTTTCAGCGCCTTGCGTGAAGATATTTCCGAGCGTCCCTGAGCTATGGAAATACCCGCCGGCTTCGTAGCCTGCAATCGCGTTGGCAATGGCTCCCATTGTTTGAGCCGGCCCGACATTCACACCCTGTTTCGCGGATTCGTTGAACTGTGCCTGAGTCTCTCCACCGAGTTGTCCAACCATAGGCGTGAATTTCTGCCCGGTGATGCCCCCCCAGACTTTCGAAGAAATCGGATCGGCAGCACCAAGCAGCAACTGTTCAGCGTTTTTCCCGCTGAAGTCGCTGAAGAGGTTTCCGATGTGGCTAACCTCGTTTCCGAGAAGATCACCAATCCAGCTCATCGCACCACCACGTTAATCGTCGGAACAACCGCATAGGTAACGCGCAGGGAATCCAGTGGCGAAAGCTGAAACATCCCAGCAGTAACCCCGGTATCGATATACGAACCGCCATTTCGTGAGAATTCTATCTTCGTGACTGTGCCGCCCTGGACTATTTCGGATTGATCGTTTCCGGTGTTATTTGTGTACACCCACGGACTCGCACCGACCGTTTGCGCAGCTGGCGCAATTAGTCGCTGCTGGAAATTCAGGAGCGCGTTGATCTGTTGGAGATACCTCGAAAAATCGACGGACGGAGTATCACCATTCCGACTGAACTTCTGGTCGAAGTTAAAACCCTTGAGGCGCTGTTGCGGCTGCGTGATCATATGTCACCGAGCGCAATCAGGAGTTCGATATTGGACAACCTGATCGGGTCATACCCCGCGTATTCGACTTCGTAGGCGCGTTTACGGAACGTCCCCTGGAGCCCCGGAAGACTTGGAGACGGATGGCGTAGGTCAATCTCTCGCCACGCCGACCACGTTTGGTAGTCATCGTCAGACCAACGAATACGCAGCGCACTCGATGATTTCTGATCCGCGTGAATCCGGAACCCGGAAACCATCTTCCTCAGTGAGGTACCGGCCGAGAAGTTGTCCGTTCTCATCCTAAACGAGATGGGGAACTGCGAATTACCTGTATCTACAGTCGTTGAATCATCAGAAACATAGACATTCCCATCGCTCAACAATATCCTTGTCGAATCAGCAAATGGATTGTTTGAGGAATCTATCGGGTAAATTTGTGTCGTTGCCAGAGGAACATCAGGAATAAGTCCAGTTTTGAAGACTGACCATTCTCCGCTCTTGATGTTATATGCGAGCAAAAATGTTGCCCTAATTCCATTCTTAACATATACATAAGTTAGGCAATAGAATTTAGTGCCACCCATTGAGCATGCATAAGCGGCTAGCTGAAATCTTCCCGGAGAGGTGTCGGCACCATTAACAGATAGAAGTCGGTCTATCTGAGGATTAGATACAACGGTAGGATTGAATTGATTCATTTTAATCACTGAATTCAACCCGCTAGTCGATGTTCCAACCCAAAAAATCTCATCGTCTATGGTGACGATAGTTTTAGGAACAGTACATCCCCATTTGATATTGATCTGCTGAACAGGCAAAAGAGGGCTTCCGATGCCGTTATTTCCGGCATCGTAGAATACCTCTACTGTATATGTCTTGAAGACGATTAC